ATTTCTTCTGTGCCTACCAGGTTAAACTTTGGACAATGTGCGCCGCCAAAATCATCGACATGATGATAATCTGACATATTCAGAATAAACATCAACCCATCCGCAACATCTTTGGCATGAATGTACATGCGAGTACCTGCGCGAGTTTTGGTAGGATCAGCATGAACAATAACCTTCTGTCCATCTCGAACCTTTTGAATAGTAGCAGGAATAAACTTTTCTGGATGCTGCCGTTCACCAAACACATTCATGGTGTGTGTGATGATCATGGGCATCTTGTAAGTATTTTCATATGCCACACAGAATTCTTCTGCTGCTGCTTTGCTTGCGCTGTAAGGATTCGTGCTGTTATAGCGATCATATTCCTTATAACTCACACCAGGCGGCGCTACACCAAAGATTTCGTCTGTGCTGAAGTACACAAATTTTTCTAGATTGGGAAGATTCTTGCGGGAATAGTCTAGCACATTCACAGTGCCCACCACATTGTCCTGAACAAATTCCATTGGATAAGTGATGCTGCGATCTACATGGCTTCCTGCTGCCAGGTGCAGAATGATATCAACATGACCGATATCTTGCACAATTTGATTGTTTATTTCTGCTTTCAGATCATGAAAGATGATTCGCATACGACGAGCAATTTCTGATCGATCATATTCTTGCAGCATGTCATGCAGTCGATTCAGATTACCAGAAATATCCAGTCTGTCCAAACTGATGATATTCCAATCTGTATCGCGCAAAATTTTATCAATAACATGGTGAGCAATGAATCCGGCACCGCCGGTAATTAAAACTGTTTTTGGCATCGTTTAACCCTAAAATAATAATAAATGTTAGTATACAACAGAAGGCGGCAAGAAAGATATCACTGATTCTTCCGCTTTACTGATTATATAATCTTTATATTTTTCTTTGTTGTTAACCACTTCTTTGGGGAAATATTCGTCCATACTGACCGCAGTAAATTTTACACCGTCGTCGTGAATCAATCCGTCGCCCTTTTCTATACTACAATCAATGTCTATATTGTCAATTATTTCTGGTCTATTCGTTTCAGTATGAGAAAAACTCTGTATTTTCAACTTAGCAAAATCTGAGCCTCCTAAATAACTGAATTGCCAGCCAGCATGTTCAATTAGCCTTACTCCATCACCGCAGTGATTATACGGAAAACAATCTAGAAAAAACCTGTTGCGTCTGAGTTCATCTGCAGAATTCAAGTGTTTGGCTCTAACGCCGACCCCCCAGGTAGAATAGTGTCCATGGGTGCGGTTGTACGACATCAAATAGTTAAACTTAAAATAAAACAACGGCATACGCAATGCCCAGATCGAGGTATCATGGTTTTTTCTAATAGAAGCAATAGCATCGGCTCTAGGAATTTCGTCTAGATCTGTTATCAATATGACATCATTATCATCAGCATTTTGCACACCGATAGAAATTGCATCTCTTTGAAATTTTTCATTTATCCAAGGATCTAGATCCATTGGCATCTGTACTTTGACATGTATAATTTTATCTGCATAGTCTTTATATCGTTCTTTATTTTCTTCGAACAGGAAAGGTTTAGAAATGTTTGTAAATGTAGTGTTTCCTTCTACAATGACAAACTTGTCTACAACCTCATAAAGTTCTTTTAATCTTATTTCTAGTAAATCAAATTCGTTAAAAAAGGTAAAGCAATCGTATATTTTCATATGCATACTTATGCACACAGACTATCAATCGATGAAAAAAAATTTCACTCCTTGACATTATAAACAACTAAGTATATATTATATCCATTCACACCACAATTTATATCCAAAAATTAAAAAAAGGTTTTCAAATGAAAGATATTCTAGATCAGGTCAAACATTACATAGAAGAACAACAGTCTAAAAAGACATGGGTAGCCGGCAAAGATTTCGTAAATTACGCTGGTCCGTATTTTAACTCTGAAGAATACGTTGCGGCGGTAGAAAGCCTTTTAAACGGCTGGCTAGTACTGGGCACAGATGGTCTCAAGTTTGAGCGAAAGTTTTCCAAGATTCTTGGCCATAAAAATGGTATTTTGACCAATAGTGGCAGCAGCAGTAATCTGCTTATGATGGCTAGTCTGACCAGCAAGAGAGGATTGGCTTTGCCCAAGGGAACTAAAGTTCTCACACCAATTGCAGGATTCCCGACCACGTTGAATCCTACGCTGCAAGTTGGGTTTGAACCAGTGTTTGTAGACATCGAACTAGATACGCTAAATCTTGATTTGACTAAAGCAGAAGAACTGATCAAGCAGCATGATATTCGAGTGATCACCTTTGCACACGTTCTAGGCAATCCGCCCAACATGGATCAGGTAATGGATCTAGTGAATCGATACAACCTGGTGTTACTGGAAGATTGTTGTGATGCACTGGGTAGCACGTATAATGACCAGACATTGGGTAGTTTTGGATTGATGTCTAGCTGCAGTTTTTATCCTGCCCATCACATGACTATGGGAGAAGGCGGGTTCGTAGCTACCAGTGACAGCATGCAAGACATGATTTTGAGGAATCTACGAGAATGGGGTCGTGGATGCTACTGCGCTGGACCTGAAGCCAACAAGCTCAAATGCGGTACATGTAAAGAACGATTCAAGAATTGGATTCCGACATTACCAAATGAAATTTTTGACCACAAATATGTTTATGATGAAATAGGATATAACCTCAAACCTATTGAATTGCAGGCCAGTATGGGACTAGTTCAGCTAGATAAACTTGATGAGATTCACATGTTACGTCGTCGCAACTATGATTTATTGTTTGATATCTATCGCAACTATGAAGAATTCTTTTATTTGCCACGCGCCACTGCAGGCAGCAATCCAAGTTGGTTCGCTTTTCCTCTAACAGTTAGATCCACTGCTCCTTTCACACGAAGTCAGTTGGTTGATTTTCTAGAAGAAAACCTAATTCAGACTAGACCATATTTTGCAGGCAACATCATGCTACAGCCAGCATATAGTCATCTGATGGATCCAAACAAAGCAATGTCAGAGTTTCCAAATGCCACACATGCAATGACGCATACATTCTTTCACGGTACCAGCCCTGTGATTACTCCAGAACAGATAGAATATATTGGTTCTGTAGTGAATAAATTTATGAATTCAGTAATCTGAAACTCTATAAATATCTGACGTCTAACATCGAGGTTTTTATGTACGCCATTGTGACCATGCACGATCAAGCATATGCTGAACTAGCAGAAATAACCTGCACTCAAAACAAAGTGCCTTACTGTGAACGACATGGATATAAGTTATTTGTGAAAACAAACAATTTTAGTCCAACAATACCTGAAATAATGTTTGATAAATTTAGATATCATCTGGAGGTGCTTGAGAACAATCCAGAAATTGAATGGACATGGTGGCTGGATTGTGATGCCATGATAACAAATTTTCAAACTACGCTTGAACAATGGTGCGATCCAGACTATCAATGTATTATCACAGTTGATCGTTATAACCTCAATGCTGGTTCATATTTTTTACGCAATACATTGGAAAGCAAAAACTATTTCAAGTATTTGCTGAGTTTGGAACAAGAATATTTAGACAAGAAATGGGCAGAACAACAAGCGATGATCGACACCATTGAACAGTTTCAAAGCATCATTAAAATTCATCCTCAGAGAGATTTCAATAGTTTTGACTATGATTATTACTATCAAGATCACGGTAACACACATGATTGGGATCTTTTTGGCAATAACGGAAATTGGCAACTAGGCGATTTCGTTTGTCATTATCCAGCAATAAGATATCAAGAAAAAATCCGATTAGCCTCAGAAATCATGAAAAAGATTATTTTTTAAGAAAGACAAATGACAGTGTTAAAAGAGTATTAAATGACTGTATACGATTGGTGTTCTTTTTGAATAAAGTTCAAGGACTATTTACTATGAAAATAGCTATATTGGGGGCTAATGGATTTGTAGGCCGTAACATTAGTCTAGATATGTCAAGAGATCATGAAGTTCATGAAATAACACGAGACGTATTAAATCTGTTGGATTCGTCAGCAGTGCGCAGTCATTTTATGCGTGAAAAATATGATGTGGTGATTAATGCTGCAGTATCATATACTTCTGAACATTTACTAGATGACAGTCGAAACAATCTGGGATTGTTTATGAATATTCACGCATGTCGAGGATTATTTGGAAAGTTTATAAATTTAGGTTCGGGCGCAGAGTTTGATCGAAATCGAAATATAGATCAAGCAACTGAATCTGAGATATTTGACGCCATGCCTAGCGACAGTTATGGATTTGGACTAAATGTCAAGAGTAGAATCTGTTTTTTCACGGACAAATTTTATACCATACGCATATTCAACTGTTTTGGTGCAGGAGAAGCTTCTACACGATTGTTTGCACGTTATTTAAATTCAGACGGGCTAATTGAAATAACCAATGATAGATATTTTGATTACATCAGTATTCAGGATTTGTGTGTTGTAATAAGGGATTGCGCAGAAAACTCTTGGTGCATAAAAGATGTGAACGCAGTGTATCAAGAAAAAATACGAATCAGTGAAGCACTAGATAGATTTTGTGAGGTTAACAACTTACCAAAAACTTTTTTCATTAGTTCAAGATCTCAGCTAAACTATACCGGAAATGGATATTTTCTTTCTTGTCTTAACCTATCATTGACTGGTTTAGACGAGGGATTTAAATCTTATATAAAATGTCTTAAGGAAACAAAGGTTTCATAAAATGAGAATATGTGATTGGATAGCACAGTATTTGTACAATATTGGAGTAAGAAGAGTTCACGGTGTAATGGGTGGTGGCGCCAGCGGACTGAACGACGGCTTTATCAAACACGGTCTGATAAAGTACATCTGTTATCACCATGAGCAAGGTGCTGGTCACAGTGCCATCGGAGAATCAAAATTCACAGGCCAGATTGCAGTGGTAAATCCTACCACTGGCTGCGGAGGCACAAATTGTGCAACCAGTGTTCTAGACGCTTGGCAAGATTCTACGCCAATTTTGTTTGTATCAGGCAACGTTGCTTCACACAACTGTTCGTCCTATATAAACCAAAAATATAATCTAAGACTGAGAAAATACGGCATTCAAGAGCACGATATTATTTCCAGTGTTAAGTCTATGACCAAGATGGCTGAATTTATTGTAGACCCAGCCGATGTCCCGTACATGATACAAAAAGCAGTGTACACAGCATTGGACGGTCGCCCAGGGCCAGTCTGGATTGACATTCCTAACAACATTCAAACTGCGTTGATGCCTGAAAATTTCAGAATATTTGATCCGTCTGAATTACCAAAAACAAAACAACAGCATGTAGAGTTAGACTCTGTAAAAACGTGTTTGAAAACTTATCAAAGACCATTGGTTTTAGCTGGATTTGGTATCAAGCAGGCTAATGCTGTTGATCAGTTTGTTTCGTTTATCGACCAGTATCAGATACCTTATGTGAGCACATATGGCGCCAGAGATTACATGGAATTTTCTAATCCCCTTAACATTGGTGCTGTAGGTATCAAAGGCAGCAGGGCTGGCAATTTCGCTATGCAAAATGCAGATCTTTTACTTATTCTAGGCAGCAGCTTGGGAAGCAGCGTTATAGGCTATGATCCTCTGCAATTTAGTCCTCATAGCTTTAAAATACTTGTAGACTGTGATATTTCAGAACTAAATAAACCAACTATCACTATCGACAAGAAATACCATTTAGACCTAAAAGATTTTTTCAAGGAAATGCTATGACAAGCTGGAATGATACTTGTGCTCGATGGAAATCACAGTGGCCTGTGATGCAAGATGAATATCTTGATGATTCTGATGGTAGATTAGATTTATATGCAGTAATGGATGGTATCAATCGTCATAGTCCATCAGATGCTATTTTTATGGGTGATGCCGGCAGTGCATATTATCTTGGTCCTACCATGCTAGAAGTTCATGATTCTCAACGTATCATCTACAGTACAGGCCAGGGTGATATGGGTTGGGCTTTGCCTGGTGCGATAGGAGTTGCTTTATCTTGTGAACGTCCTGTTATATCAATAATAGGGGACGGCAGTTTCATGAGCAACATACAAGAATTGGCAGTTGTTACACAGCATCAGCTAAAAATTAAATTTGTGATATTGAATAACAACGGTTATCTCAGTATCAAAAACACGCAGAAAAAATATTTTGAAAACAGAGTGTACGGTAGCAGTGGTACCAGTGGGTTGTGGTTCCCAAATTTTAAAGACATCGCACATAGCTTTCAGCTGGATTACGCAGAACTATCGTGTGTTCGTGATCTAGAAAATTTATCCTCATTGCTTGCCACTGAACGCTCGATGATAATAAACTGCTTATGTAAAGAAACGCAAGAAATAAAGCCATCTCAGGCAATTAAAAATGGCAAACAATGTGGTTTGCATGATCTAGCACCGTTTTTAACTGACGAAGAGCTAGACAGAGAAATGATAGTGAAGATTTGAAAGTAAAAACGCATGAATAATTCAAATAAACTCAAGGTTGCGATTATAGGCACAGGCAATATAGGGGCTGATCTAATGGTCAAAGTGCATAAATCAGATAGACTCGAATGTGCAGTTTTCGCAGGTAGAAATCTTGAATCTCGGGGAATGCAACTAGCAAAAAACCTAGGTATTCATACCACGAACCTGGGATATCAAGCAGTAATAGATAATCCAGAAATCTGTGATATTATCATCGACTGCACTTCAGCACAAAGTCACATAGAACATTGGCCCTTGTTGAAAAAACTAGGCAAACCAGTGATAGATATGACTCCAGCTAAAATAGGTGACTTGTGTATACCTGTTCTAAATGCTGATCAGTGCATTGCAAACCATCAGATTAATAATATGAACATGGTAACTTGTGGTGGGCAAACAAGCGTTCCTATCGCCTATGCTATTTCACAAGTTCATGATGATATTGAATATCTGGAAGTATCGTCAAACATTGCTTCTCTAAGTGCTGGTCCGGCTACCCGAGACAATCTGGATGAATATATTGAAACGACTGAATATGCGCTATCAAAATTTACAGGAATTAAAAAAACCAAAGCTATATTAATTTTAAATCCTGCTGTACCACAAATTGATATGCAGACCACGATCTATGCCAAGATAAAAACCCCACGCATCACAGAGATCCGTGATTCAGTTGAATCAATGGTAAAACAACTCAATGAATACGTACCAGGTTATTCTCTAATTGTACCACCTACAGTAGTAGGTAATCACATACTCACCACAGTGAAAGTACTGGGAGCAGGTGATTATTTGCCTTCTTATGCAGGCAATCTAGACATAATAAACTGTGCAGCAATCAGATTGATAGAATGCATGTCCACTGCAAAGGAAAAACAATGAATAAAAGAATATTGATTTGTGATCCTACACTACGAGACGGAAATCACGCCGTAAAGCACCAACTTACCCTTCAAAATTTTTCTGATTATTGCAAGGCTGCTGAAGCAGCCAATGTACCAGTAATCGAAGTAGGCCACGGAAACGGATTAGGCGCATCATCTCTTCTTATAGGGGAGTGTTTACATACTGATGAACAAATTATCTCCACTGCAAGACAAGCTGTTATTAAAGCAAAGCTAGCAATACACGCTATTCCTGGTATTTGTACTGTGAAAAATCATTTTGCAAAAGCTATTGGATGTGGAATGGACATTTTTAGGGTAGGTGCACATTGTACTGAAGCAGATGTTACCAAGCGTCACATCGAGTATGTGCGAAATCAAGATAAAGAAGCATTTGGAGTCTTGATGATGAGTCATATGTGCCCTACCACAGTATTGGTAGAACAAGCTAAAAAAATGGAATCATATGGTGCCCAAGCATTTGTAATAATGGATTCAGCTGGTAACATGCTTCCGCAAGACGTTACAGAAAAAACTCGCGCCTTGCTTGATGAACTAAGTATTCCTGTAGGATTTCACGGGCACAACAATCTAGGATTTGGTGTAGCCAATGCTGTTGCTGCTGTAGAAGCAGGTGCTACAATAGTAGATGGTTCTATTAGGGGTTTTGGCGGAGGTGCTGGTAACACGCAACTTGAAGTACTGGTTGCAGTGTTGCATCGTTTAGGTTACGAAACAGGCATAGATTTGTATAGAATACTAGATGCTGCGTCATTAGCAGAAAAAACTTTTAATCCTGTAGCACCCTATATTTCGCCAACATCTGTTATCAGTGGACTGTCTGGTGTAGTGTCTGTGTTTAGCAAGCAAGTTGCAGCCGCAGCAGAAAAATACAATATCGATGCCCGAGATATATTCGTCGAGTTAGGAAAGAGAAAGGCAGTTGCAGGGCAAGAAAGCTTGATAATAGAGATAGCGCAGAATTTATCAGAGACCAAACGCAAAAGTTAAATAACGATACTTTAAAATATTAAAAAAAGGATACTTAAATGAAAAAAATTTACGATTGTTTTCTATTTTGGCAAGAAAATGATGTTGTTGAAATTCGTATAAATGAACATTGGGATTGGGTCGAAAAGTTTATTATAGTTGAAGCTGATGTCACGCACGCAGGTAATCCTAAGCCTTTCAACTTTGATGAAAAACGATTTGAAAAATATAAAGAAAAAATAGTGTATGTAAAAATTCACGATTTTGACTTTGAAATGTTAAAACATCCAGACATTGACTGTGCCATTGCCAATGCAGCACGCGGTAATCAAATGCAGTATCGTCGAGATCAGTTTCAATGTAATTATGCAATAACTGCTCTTAGAGAACTAAATCTTCAACCAGATGATATAGTATTGGTATGTGCAGCAGATGAAATACTCAATAGAACTGCGGTCGAAACTGCTTTGACGTATTTTCAAGACACTGACCAAACATATAATGCTATAGATTTGTGTGGACGACAACATTTTAGTCATAAATTGGAAAGTGGAAGCACAATACTAGAAAATGTAAGACCAATAGTTTGGTTTGAACCAGATATGTTCATTTATAAAATGAATATTTTATTCGAAGATCCAGCCGATCTGGGACATGGCGACAGGCATAAAATTGGTGTCATGACTGAATATAGCAATTTTTGTAAAATGATGCCATGCACAATGAGAGTTCTTAGTGCAGGCACACATGCACCCATCAAGAAAGCCGGATGGCACTTGTCTTACATGGATGATACAATAGATGGCAAAAAACTATTAGCTAAAATGCATAGTTGGGCACATTGTTTCGATTTACTTTATGTAGGAAATCCAGGAAAACGTAGGGCAGATCTTAATACAATGGAAGAAGCAATCGATCAAATTGTACAAGAATTTAATTTAAAAATACCAGAATCTATAATTGATATAACAGAAAGCACACATCCAAAATATCTAGTTGACAACAAAGAAAAGTTCAGTAACTACATATTACCAGTGTAAAAACAAAAAATTAATGATAATAATTCAGTATACAGCTTTGATTGAAAAACTATCTGGTTTACTATGAAACACATGCTAATAACAGGAGCCACTGGATTCTTGGGTCATTTTTTAGTCGAAGAATTTATCAAAGATTATAAAATCTACGCGCAGGATATCCACTGAATATACACGTAGATTCGAGCGGAAATATTGGAGGTCGAAAGTGGCTTTACGCGCCTGATGTGGCTTTACATACTAGATTTATTCTAGATTGTCAAAAAACTACTTGCGAAAAGTGGAACAGCACCGGATCACAATTTATTACCAATCTAGACTTTGCGACAAAAATTGCAGACATGTTAAATGTTGAACCTAAATTTAATTTTGTGGTAGATCATCGACCAGGGCATGAAGTATATCTTTCAATGAGTGAATCTAAATTGTTCGAGCACGGCTGGACTAATAATCATAATTTATGGAATCAGTTAGAATCTACCGTAAACTGGTATGTGTCTAATCCTGCATGGATAGATCGACGTTGATAATATTCAAGGATAAAAAAATGAAGAAAATAGTATATGTGACAGGTTGCTTGGGATTTATAGGCGTCCATATAACTAAAAAATGTTTAGACAAAGGTTGGTATGTTATTGGTGTAGATAATATGACCTATGCTAGTAACACCAACTTCTTAGAAGAGTTTCGGCAAAACCCCAACTTCAAATTTATACATTCAGACATAAATGACTTAGAACATTTGTATGACTGCGATTATATAATCAACACTGCAGCTGAAACTCATGTTGATAACAGCATCGAAGATAGCGACAGATTTCTTCATAGTAATGTCAATGGCGTACATCATTTACTAAAGTTAATAAAACAAAAAGTATCTTTTAGAATGCCTACACTATTGCATTTTAGTACAGATGAAGTGTACGGGGATATTGTAGAAGGGTCGCATACTGAAAAAGATTTACTTTGCCCAAGTAATCCTTATAGTGCCACCAAAGCAGCAGCAGATATGTTGGTGTTGGCGTGGGCCAGAACACACAATGTTCCTTATATAATTGTCAGACCTACAAATAATTACGGCATAGGGCAATACACTGAAAAATTAATTCCAAAAACAATAAAATACATGAGCATAGGAAAACAAATTCATGTGCATGATAGAGGAGAACCTATTCGTACATGGCTTCATGTATCTGACACTGCTGATGCAGTCACAACAATCATTGAAAGTGGTGTGAAAAACGAGATATTCAATATATCTGGAATTTATGAGTTGAGCATCCGAGAAGTTATAACAAAAATAATACATCTTGTAGAAGGCAATGTTGAAGACATAGAACCATATTTGTATCATACTACTAGAATAGGTGGTGATGTACGATACTCAATCGATGACACAAAAATACGTTCATTAGGTTGGCAGCCTAAGGCAAACTTCGATGTTGAACTTTCTGACATTGTGAGTTATTATCTCAATAATTTAGTATGGTAAGGTGATATATGATAGAATATTTTAAAATGGAAGATTGTAAGAAAGTTACAAAACCGTGGGGCCACGAACTCTGGATATCGCCGGGGGCACCAAAACATCAGTATGCATTAAAAGAAATTTTTTTCAAAGCGGGCAACAGAACTAGCCTGCAAGTACATCAATATAAATCAGAAACTAATTATGTGTTGTCTGGACATGGACATCTTCTTTATCATCCTGATTTATTTGATTTTGATAGATTTCACAGCGGCAACTATACAAAACGAGACATAGATATAATTATTTCAGAACTTCAGGTGTTTGATTTAATTCCAGGCGTAGTTTGCCATGTATGGGCAGGGTGTATTCACAGAGTAATGGCAATTGAAGATTTAACCTTTATTGAAACTAGCACTGTAGAACTAGATGATGTATATAGATTGCAAGACGATACAAACCGAACACACGGATTGATAAGAGATGAACACTTCTGATTTTTCAGTATGTATTTTGACTGCAGGGTTAGGTTCTCGTATGGGACCGTATTCTTCGATAATCAATAAAGCACTCTTGCCTTATAAAAACAAAGCATTAATTAGTCACATTATTGAACAATTTGGTGAAGATAAAACATTTGTCATTGCAGTAGGCTGCAATTCAGAGCAAGTGATTGACTATATCAGAATCGCACATCCAAGCATAAATGTAACTTTTGTAGATGTCCCTAACTATGACTCTCCTTCTGCTGGACCTGCACAGAGTTTATATAAATGTCGTGAACATTTAAGCAATAGATTTTATTTTGTATCATGCGACACATTATTCAATGATTTTGTCATTGACAAAAATCAAGATAAAAATTGGATAGGGATAGCAACGAGACCGTCAGAACAGAGTTATAAATATTGCAACATAAAAGCCGTTGATGAGAAAGTGCTGGAAATAGTAGACAAACAATATTGTGACGATTCTTTCCAAAGTTTTATAGGCTTGATGCATATCAAAGATCCAGATATGTTTTTTGATAATATGAGCAAAACTATCGAATATAAAACTGAAATAAGTCAGGGATTTCAAGATAATTTAAATTTATATGCTTATCCGTTATCTTGGCAAGATTTTGGTACTTACGATCTTTATAAAGCTGAGATTTCTAAAGTCGAAGATTTTGATTTTTGTAAGACAGATGAGTTTTTTTATGATGTCAATGGCAAAATAATAAAATTCCATAGTGATCCAAATGTGTCATATGACAAATATATCAGAGTGTTGTTCAACAAAAAAGTTTTTCCACATGATTTTAGTCATCGAGGAAACTTTCATTATTACAATCGCATTGAAGGTAACACCCTTTACGAAAATATAACACCTGAAATGTTTGGCACATTTTTGAACTGGCTTCAAGCATCTGTATGGTTTCCAGTGGTAGAATCAGATTTCAAAAAAAAATGTTATGATTTTTATTATAAAAAGACGATTGGCAGGATAGAAAAATTTTACGAAAAATATACAAGTTTTTCTGATTTTGAAACAGTGAATAACTATAAAGTTTTGCCGTTGCAAACATGTATTAAAATGATAGATTGGGATTCTGTGTGTGATGGGATTTCATCCTTCACCCACGGAGATTTACAATTCGATAATATTCTATGCAACAATCATGAATTTGTGTTACTAGATTGGAGACAAAAATTCAGTAACAGTTACTTTGGGGATATATATTACGATTTAGCCAAGATGTACGGCGGGATGATACTAAACTACAACTTAATCAAAAAAGGATATTTGCATAGTTCCCAATTTGATAAGAGCTTGGAAATAAATATTTCCCATTTAAGTCAAGATGATGCAATATTTGAAATCTTTGAAAATTTTGTAGAATCGAACAACTATGATATGGATAAGATATCGTTATTAGTTCCTATTATCTACATTAATATGAGCCCTTTGCATTCTGCGCCGTTTGATAAAATTCTTTACGGGCTATCACAGTATTATTTTACGCAATGGTTTGAAAAGAAAAGACTTCGATGAGAATACAAGATGCACTAAACACCAGGACTTATAATAAGTTAGTAATATCATTAGCTAGATACCCAGGAAAATTTGGAGTCCGTGTTCATAACACGATGATTGCTCATCATAATCTAGATGCTGAATATATAGCCTGCAGCACTGACAATTTACAAGAATCAATATCTATCATTAGAACTAATGATATCACTGGCTGTAGCGTATCAATGCCATTTAAAATTGAAGTGATGCAATATCTAGATCAAATAGATGAATCAGCATTAGCAGTTGGCGCTGTGAATACTATAGTTAATAGAGATCGTGTTCTTGTCGGCTACAACACTGATTTAAATGGAGCACATTGGGCATTAACCCAAGCACATGGAAAAATAGCACTATTGGGAAACGGGGGTATGAGTCGTGCTTTTCAAGCAGCGATTACAGTACCATATGTTTTGATCACACGATCTAACTGGCACAATTTAATATCAGAAAAATTTGATACTATAATCAATGCAACGCCTATTGGTATGCTGGATGATTCTTCGCCTGTGGATTCATATTCTCATAGTTTAGCAATAGATAGCGTAGTAAAAATGTCTAAATTTGTACGTCTAAGTAAAAATTCAATCAATGGCATTGATATCAGTCTTCGTCAAGCTGCAGCCCAATATAAATTATATTTCGACAAAGATGCAGATATAAGTATCATGCAATCTTCTATAAAGGAAATGTATGATCAATAATTTTATTTTGGATGTAGATGGTGTTATGACTGATGGCAAAATATACTATTCAGAAAATGGAAAAATGTTTAAAGTATTTGGGGCACACGACCATGACGGACTTAAGCTAATTAAACAATATTGCAATTTTGAGTTTGTTACTGCCGACAAGTCAGGTGCGTCTATATCTCATGCTAGACTTGTTGAACACATGGGGTACAAACTCTCCATTGTAGGGGAAAATGATAGATTACAATGGATACGAGATAATTTTGATCTCGCTACTACTGCATATATGGGGGATGGTATATTTGATGCGGTTATCTTTCCCCATATGGCTATTTCTATCGCACCGCAAAATGCTAGAATAGAAGCACGCAACGCTGCATCGTATGTTACCCCTAACGCAAGCAGCGAAGGTGCAGTATTAGATGCATGTCTTTACTTAATAAACAGGATAAAAAATGGATAATTACAAACTTGGATTTGGGCCAATGAGTCCAGAAATCATTGAATTACTGTGTGAATATAATAAACCATTGATGATTATCGCTAGTCGAAATCAAATAGATGCCGACAGTGGTTATGTAATGACCACAAGAGAGTTAGCTAATAAACTATCTTCTCTAGACACAAGTAATATTAAGCTCTGCAGAGATCATTGCGGACCGTATTTTCTCGATAGCGAAAAATCATTATCTATCAATGATGCGATAAAAGCTACCAAGAAAACAATTAATAATGACATTGAAAACGGATTCGATCTAATTCATATAGATACTTCTCGATGCGAAAACCCATTTACTGTTGCAGAAGAGCTAATTCGATTTTGTTTAGATCTCAAACCAACTATACGATTTGAATTTGGAACTGAAGAGAATATTGGCATTGCAGCTAGTGTAGAAAAATATAAACAAGATGTTTCTTTTGCAAAACAATTCCCTAACATGGATTTTGTGGTAGCCCAGACTGGTAGCTTGGTTTATGAAGATCGTCAGGCAGGAGATTTTCGAGCAGACATAACTAAAGAATTGGTGTCAATCGCAAACGAAAACAGCGTTTCATTGAAAGAGCACAACGCAGATTATCTAGATTCTTCTTCAATTAATCTCAGAAAACAATGTGGAGTGCATGCATTAAATATTGCTCCTCAGCTTGGAGTGGTACAGACTAAACTATTGAGATCCTTATCACAAGCTATTGCAAAGCAAGAATGGAATAATTTTTCTGAGTCTGTTATAAGCAGTAACAAATGGAAGAAATGGTCTGACGGAAACTCTCACGACTTGATGGTTAGCGTAGCTGGTCATTATTGTTTTAACAGTAATGAATATCGCAATCTAATATCAAGGGTGAGCAGCAGATTTGATTGGAAAGAAGAGTTACGTAAAGAACTCTTCTTTGTGTTAGATACTTACTTCAATAATATTGACTAAGAATCAATCTTCAGCTGAAAGCTTTTGACCTAGGTACTGTTTAATGACACGGAGCAATTTACGTTCCGTGTCATAAACGTATTCTTTGGTTTCTGATTCTGTGTTTACTATCAGAATAAATCCATTGGCAGCTCGCCGCACTTCTAAAGTCTCAAACATAAATATTTCCTCTAACAGTTGATTTAATGTCTAGATTATACTAAAAGAAAAAGAATGTCAAGTTAAAAATAACTTATTCAAACTTAATAACATCAATTTTGGAGTATTTTAAGAATCGGAGCCCAGAATCATCGCGATAGTCGTGTGCGTAGAAAACTCTTGCTATACCTGCTTGATAGATACCTTTGCTACATTCCATACAAGGACTATGCGTAACAAATAACGAAGCATCAATACCTGATTCGGTACTTTTAGCCAACTTCATTAATGCATTCATTTCTGCATGCAATACTTCAGGTCTAGTAGTAAGATTAACGCCACCATCTTCGTAACGTGTCTCAATTTCACAATTGTTATCCCATCCTGAGGGCATGCCATTATAGCCCATGGAGATGATTCTATCATCTTTGACTACAATAGCACCGACTTTTAAACGCCGAGCATAACTCATACTTGCTACTTCTCGGGCTATATTCATGTATAGCTGCTGGAACTTAGGTTTCATGTTTTATCTTTAAAAAATTTAAATTAATGAGTATATATGCCGTGTTTAGATTACCATCTACCAAAGTCAGCTTCATAATATTTTACTCCCTGTGTCCATAGGGGCGTAAGAAATTTTCCTTTTTTGCGCACATTCGCAATATAACCATCATCCATCCAATGAACGCCTTTGTATTTCAGTGCGTGTAGTACTAAATTTTCTGTATGAAAGGTCACGTTATAATCAAAATACATTTTATTAAAGTAGTCAACCACAGTAGAATATATTTGCATTGTCTCAGGTAAGCCTATCGCAAACAAATCATTAAAATCTCCTTGTCTATCATTACTAGGTATTACAATTCGCATCGGATCCTGTTTTAATCGTTCATATATTTTATCTAGATGAACAGGAATCGATAAACTCATATCGGGTCTAGTGCGCATTATTAAATCATATGGGCCATAAGCCATACTAGCCTCATAAACTTTTTTTACCATATAATATTGTCTAAAGGTATTAAATGGTATTACTGTGACCTGATTAGGATAGTCGCTGATTACATAGTCATCAGGGAACTCATTACAATCGATAAAACTGAAATGTGCTAAGTTGTGATGCGAAGGCATACGTTGTTTCAACCAATGTTTAGCGTCATCTTCATTTTTTACTGATTCTGTCCATGAAGGCGTGTGCGCCTCCGGAAAATAAAAATCTTCAGTGGTTTTCCAAAATACAACGATCCAATCGATTTCACTACCGTATAAATTTTCTAGTTGTTCGTCAAATTCTGCATGAAATCTCGGCCATCCAGATAACATTATCGCTGTTCTCATTTCTATTCCTTTATATAATCTTGATTTACTTATAGTAAAAAATACCGATGAAAATTACCAATTTCCTGGTCTAACTTTATATTCTTGACCAGACCGCCAAGCTGAAACATGCGCTGGTATATAGCCATACGGAATATCTGACACTTTAAAGTAATTTTCCAATGATTCCTCAGGGTGAACAAAATCCCAGTTCACACTCATTTTCTTAAGGTGGTCCCAATAGTTAACATACTTGTCGAACATTTGCGGACTGCCAAATTGAAGTGTATCTGAGAAATTGGTGCCAGTAAACAAGGAAGTTTTAGCAGGTTCCACGTATTCCGCTAAATCTATAATATCATTATAAATGTCAGATGTACGGCTATGAATTGAAGGCCATACATCTGTTCGTAAACGAAAAACTAAATTATATTCTGTACCCGTCGCTTCTTGATATTTTACTCGAAGATCATTGGCTTTTACTACTCCCCAAAACATAGTTAAGTGATTTGGCGCCCATTCTGCTAGATTTAAAGGAAGATAGGGTGGGTGATGAGGTGGGTTATCTTCTAAAATTTGTACTGTTCTGAAATTCCAATGTTTTGGAATGCCGTTGTCATGCCAAAATTTTATCAGTTGTTCTGGAGTCTCAGGTTGCCCTGGACTTTTCCATAGTCTGATAAAAAAATCAACCTCTCCCCAATTAGAAAAAATTTTTATAGTTTCAAATATACCACGACGCAAATATCGTTGGCCGCCACTGATTAATATTGCTGTTTTCATTATTGTTTAATTTTATTGATTGGTGCCCTTACTCTGAATTGAACAGAGATTTGATGATTACAAGTCAACTGTAATAGCCATTGTACTATAGGGAGATTATGAAAATATTTACTCAGGTTTACGGCTCTGAAATATTTTTTACGCAAAAATTTTTGCTCTTGCCTTTCGAATCGAACGGAACTCACACTGACTAGTAGTCTAGTTGCACACCTTGTGCGTTTAATTGTTGGAATTTAGGCTTCATTTAATATAAACTTTTGAGGATGTGCTTACGCCGCTGCGTAGCCTGATTATTTCTAATATCTCAGGATCGGTTATCTGATCTCCAATTGGAGCAAATAATGCTCGGTTTCGTGGATCAGGATTTGGTAGTGGGGTTTGCAAATAATATATAGCGAGACTTTTACGGTAAATGCCCTCAGGTTGTGTTAATTTTCGACTGATGCCGTGCCATGAACACTGAGTAGTATTAAATATAACTGCGCGATTAAACCTAGGCGGAATTTCCTTTATCAGTTGATTTGGTTTCCCATTTTCGTCTGCATCCCATAGTCCTAAATGCCCTCCATGTTCTTCCTGTAATTCATTACCGAGATAGATAATAATGTTAATAACTCGCTGTAATCCTAATTTAGGATGTATGTTATAATCCAGATGTGGGTTCAGTTTTCCACCGGGGCCGTGGCAGTGCCAACCTCCGCCATGTAGCCCTGAATCAGATATTAACTCTATGTCTATTTTTTTGGATAGAAAGTCCAAAAATTCTAAACTATTTAAATAAGAAAAAGTAGAATAAGTTGCTGCGGGAAATTCCGTCCAATTACTACATACTTTTTTTTCTTCCAATACATTTTTATAATTCCACCAGGAAGGCGAATCATATGGTATAAACTCGTTCGCTAGCGTTTCAGCAAATTCAGTTGCAAAAAAATCATCAACTATACAATGATCATATGGATATGCGTTAGGGAACGATTCCAGACTTTTTGAAAGATTTGTATAATTAATATATTGTGCTACGTTCATGTATAATTGTTGAAATTTAGGTTTCATAAGTTTAATTTGTAATGGGTGATACTATCGAATATACTCGCTTAGTTTGGTGCCCCCACTCTGAATTGAACAGAGATTTGATGATTACAAGTCAACTGTAATATCCATTATACGATAGGGGCTGTAAGATTACTTATGTGTATTCTACTATGTAGAAAGAAAAAAACACAAGTTAGTTGGATGGTGCCCCCACTCTGAATTGAACAGAGATTGGTTGATTACTAGTCAACTGTAATAGCCATTATACGATAGGGGCTTTTTAAATGGTCGGGGTAGCCAGATTCGAACTGACGACTTTTTGCTCCCAAAGCAAACGCTCTACCAAACTGAGCTACACCCCGCATTTATAAATTTGGCTCCTCCCTTCCGAATCGAACGGAACTCACACGGATTAACAGTCCGGCCGCACACCTTGTGCGTTGAGAGGAATGTTCTTTACTTACCTATAAGATCAAAGATTGGGCACATTAAATCTGTTTTTCAACCGTGGACCATCAGCAGTAACGAACGTCTTCGCTACGATGCATCTTGCATTGTTTATATCGTTGCACATCTTAACTTTCAACAACAATACAAGATTTTTCCTGGAGTCTAGCTAACCTTTCCAAACTTTAAAATCCCTCACCCGCCTCGGAAGTATCCGATATTATTTTCTTTAGGGCGGAAGATGTGATGTTTGTATTCGTGCTCCCACCGGTAACAGATGCCTGCCCTGTGCTGTGCCCAATCTCTGAATTTAAATTCTCTCATATGTCGTGTGTGCTGGCAACATTCCAATTTGCCAAAAGAATTCTAGACAAGTTAGATTCATCTAAAAATCCTACCATCCAAGGAACCATGCCATTGATTCTTTTGGGATAGTACGTCACATACTCTATGTAATTTTCACTATATGAGGCATGGTTATTTCTCAGATACTTTCTCAGAAGCCAGGTATCAGGCGAATATCCATTAGCAAAATACATTGCGTGTTTAATACCGTAAACACGATTCAGCCAATAGCGTTTATCTAAAGTAATTACTTTCATATTATGATCCAAAATAATCACGCACCCATGCCAATCGTTCTTGCTCAGACAGTGCAGTATACGTTTCAATATTCTGACGGATCTTGTAAATCAACGGATAAAACTCTTCGTCCACCAGCTGCCAAATATTATCGTTCATGATTTTGTCAGTTCGCGGGTTACGAGCCACAAACTTGTTTACCAAGTAGTACGGAGTTTTGATTTTGGTTGCTAATCCATCTTGCGTATAAATTACAAATCCTTCATGTTGTGCCGCCCTAGCCATCACTTGCACTTCACCCATGGTTGTTTGAAATGCTGTCGGCTTATAGCAGCCCAACTTTACAGCCAAGTCTTGCCATTGAATAAATTCTGCATATCCGTCAACCACTGAATTCCATGAGTTTTCTCGTTGCCCAAGAAAGTACATGCCAGACTTCTCAGGCACGATATGGGGATCCCGCGGATGCACACATTCAAACATCAGGGTATAGCCTTCTGCTGCGCGAATATGCTCTTGCCACCCAGACCACGACTGATGAGTCAACATGATTTCTCGTGCCATATCAACATATTCAGAATCAATTGAGCCAGTGGTAGATACCAGGATATCATCCTGATACCAGGTCATGGCTACCATAAATCCATTGATTTTTCGATATGCAGTTACTATCTGCTTGCTATCAATCTTAGGTGCACGCAGTTCGATTCCGTAGTTATAAATCTTGGTGAACGGACGAGATATTACATTAAAGTTCTTGTCTACTATAGTACCTCGACACTCTTCAAGAAAATCGTTCCACAAGTTATCAAAAAACACTCGTTTCTTGTACTTGAGTACAAAAATATCCTCTTTTGCGGTCTTCATGGACACTAATTTGGGGTTGTCCTGCACAAACTGTGCTAACGCCTGCTTATCCATGTATATTTCCTCAGAGTTCTGCTTCTGATAAATCCCGTTTGCGATCTGCTTCGATTTCAGCCTGAGCTTCTTTTAGTGTCTTGCCCGTGGTGCCTACGTAGTAGACACCATCTTTCATATAAGCAAATCGCCACACGCCTTCTCGAAGTCCGTCATAATACGCATTAATATAACCCATCGGAGTTTCATTGTTTGTCACGCAGGCTTTCTCCTTCATGATGAGATTTAATTGAACCTTTCATAGCATCTACAATCATATCACGCATCAGCGTGACAACTTTGCCAGTGGCATCTACACCCACATCACGCACACGATATTTTTCAAGTCCGCTAGGATCGCCGTGACGATGACCGTGAAAATGTACTGAACCTCGCGCACACTCTTCGTGATCGAGAATAGGATAGTGAAACATCACTACCTTGGTGCCTTCAAATCCAATAGTCAAATACTGATGTATCTCAGCAAAGCAAGCGCGATATGCTTCATTCTTCAATGCTTTTCTATCGTGATTGCCTTCAATCAGAATCTTCTTGCCTTGCAGGCGATTCACTGTTTCAATCAGCTTTTCAGTGGTCATAAAACCCACATCGCCTAGGATATACACTGTGTCATTTTCATCAACATGACTATTCCATTCAGCAATCATGCTTTCATTCATGTGCTGTCCGTCGCGATATTGACCACGAGTCTTGGGACAATACTTGATGATGTTAGAATGTCCTAGGTGGAGATCCGATGTAATCCATGTGCTAGACATTGTGTATCCTTAAATTTCGACCGAGATGACACCGACGCGCTGAAACTTCTTGGTGCCACTAATATAAGTGTACAGCTCGGTTACTTCATCTTCACCGATAACATTGGTCACCCCCCAGCTGCCGTACTCGTAGGTGATGCGAGCGACCTCGGGGAACATCCGAATAAGCGTACTGCGTTGTTCGTTGAGTGTCAGATTGGTCATGTCGATTCCTTTATTCATTTATGCAGACAGTATATCAAAACGGTTGTATATTGTCAACCGTTTTTAAAAAAATATTTTGTTCTTAGAAATCAATCACTTACGATTCTGTTTAGGAACAAAGCGACAGCTCGGGGTTTTACGCAAAAAATCAAGCATAGCGCCGTCCTTAAACAGTCGCGCCATCTGCATGGCAGTCTTTTTGATATACAAGGTCTTGATTCCGTTGACTGTGGTGTACTTCATATCAGTGTTTCTCTATTCAGTATAGAGAAAGTATAGCAAAATGGTTAGATATTGTCAACCGTTTTTGAAAAATAATTTGTTCTTAGAACTCAATCACTTAGCGACGCTTTTGCTCTTGAACTGGTCGAGTTTTGCCTGAGCCGGATGGAATCTGTTGAAAATTAGCAGGATCTTGAATATTACCTAATTGCTTAGCCATGCTTTTTTGTCTGTTTCTATTCTGCGTATCGCCTGTTCCCAGTGTGTGATGATTGAAGACGCCAAACAAATAAAACTTTCTAGGATTTTTACCCTCGAAACGATAAACCAATGATTCATCAGCGGACAAATGCGCTTTTCGTAAATCAGGGATTTGTTTGGTGTAATGCAGGCCGCCCAAAAAAGCTTTGTCATTAGAGCCAAAAGGCGCATCATATTTTTGCTGCTTCAGATCCATGAACTGTCTAATCTTGTCATGCAATCCTGGAAATTGTGCCATTGTTTCATCGTACATCGGGCTTTTAAAAAACACTGTATCGTTAACTGATCCAGCATTTTCCATTAAGCTCCACGAATCTGCTTCGTGGATTGCTAGAATCTGTTCAAGTATAGTATTGTCCTCTGCAAATTCTTTAAATTTCATTTAATACTTCCCTGAATAATTCAACAGTCTGCAATCGATATAATTATTTTTTTCTGTAATTAGCTAGCATGTATTCTGTTACATGTTTAACAATCTCAGGCCTAACGTGTACGTTATCTTCAGTAAATCCACCAGCTGTTCCAAATGACATAACTATTTCATAGCTAGGAAAATAATCAACATTATCAAACTGTTCAGTGAGTTTTTCGGCGGCGATTCTCAAGACAGATTTAGAATAACAGGACGCCAATGATATATTGTTCCCCGTAAAGGTCGCAGTCAACGGCACCGGACTAACGGTGATCAATATATTTTTCTTTGATATCGAATTTAATATTTTTATAGCTTTTGCCATACGAAATAACACATCATCTACATCCATGCGATGTAGACTCCAGCGCAACGGATCAGATGATATCACTGAGAAACTGGGCGTATGATTTACATAGCAATTTGTATAATTATCAAACCATGCTTCTACTAGACCCAATGTAATGATTATCTTGTCAGACTCCAGCATTTTCTTGTATAAATTCTCTATTTCTTTGCGTCGTTCTAATATTCTAGGCAATGGCAAAGCTTGTACGTGGTCTCGCAAAAACATATCAAAATACCAACCTTCGCCGAGACAAGCTTCTTTCATTTCACTTTCTATGTAATAGGTACCCGGGGCAGCTGCTTGTATTCCCATATCATCTGTATACGAAAATATACCAGCTGCATTTTCTATTCGTTGAAGAATAGTGCCAGCATTATATTCATTAAGCAAATGCGCATCGTATTCATGGTCATGGTGACCACCTACTTCGCCGACTGGAAACCTCATTTCAGCGACGGGTACACTCAGTCCGTTGTTTTTTAACACAGTTTCTATTTCTCGGGCAAAACATGAACCAATCGTGAATACTTGTTCATTTGGCTCAAAGAAAAATTTAGGTAATACCCTGGGAAATATTGCACCATTTTCAATGGTTTCTGATACTTTAACATATCCCTCTTCATGTTTCTCAGGTATTCTGCCAGTTTTCGCTTTCAAAGCTGATTTAAAATTTTTAACAGCTCGGGTACCTTCATATATCTTCATTGAATACTCCTAATTGAATGCTTGATTGTGTGGAATTAGTGTTCATAAATCGATTAATATCTATTATTTATAACGTTATCTATATATCTTATAAAATTCTTTATATCTCATATTACGCCCGAAAAGATAATGGATCAGTGAGTACCAGTTGAACGCCAGCGGAAGTGCGGCGAAACATAATATTCTGATCATGAATATCTTTTTCAAAATAGCGTGTTAGACCGTGTATCAATTTAACAGCTTTTTTAAAGTTAGAATCTGCAATTTCTATCGTTACATTTTCCTTGGGGTACAGTTTTTTTACATCAGGATGATCAATACAATATTTAATTATATCAATCAAATCTTTTTTTTTGAATTTTTCACGTTCAAGCTGAGTTTGAGTTATTTTTTCCAGTACAGATATTACTTCTTCAGTATTGAGATTGTTATAAGAATACAATTTTTCCATTGTAACTTCTAAATATCGTTTATTATTTTTTGTTTCAAATGCTTTGACATTGTATATCTGTGGCAGATATGGATTCATTTTAGCTTGTTTAGAAAGACGACGTATTGCATCGACATACGCAAAATAGCCGTCCCTGTTCCATTTGTTATCACCTAACTTACTAATTTTTTTGACTTTTTCAACATCACCAGGTTCAATAAACGCACTACCAAAAGCGCCATGACCTAGTTCTACAGCGCCAGGTTTGGCTAATTGTTGTTTCCTTGAAGCATCAATTCCTATACCCGAACGGACTGTTAGATCACTGGCTTCTGTTATTTCTGAAATTCTCATGATTGTGTATTTATACACAAATCTAGTTGGTGCCTTGAGCGAGACTCGAACCTGCATTAAATAAGATTACTATTCTAGTAGCAAACCTCGAGTTATTTCATTGATACTATAACTACGTGGCTGAAACAGTTCTCGCATAAACTTCAATGTTTTTTTAGGGTCACAATCCCCGCACATAAACACATCAATGGCTGCAAAACCATGTTCAGGCCAGGTGTGAATGCTCATATGCGATTCTGCCAGCATGACAACACCAGTAATACCATTCCCTGGCCCAAAATGATGCCACTGATGATTTAACACTGTTGCAGCAGCATATTCTGCTGCTGCAATAAATTGTTCTTCGATCTTGTCTAGATCTCCCAAAACTTCTAAACCAATTTCAGTCCATATATCTAATATTAAGTGGCGTCCACAATAACGAAGAATTGTATCAGTCATGTCAGCCACCGATCTCTGCTAGTGTCGGAGCGTATACTCCGATATGCTGTACCGTTACTGCAGAAGCGTGAATAGCAAACGGTATTGCTTTTTCCAGATCATGATTCAGCAAATAATCATAGACTAACGCTGACAAGAATGTATCACCAGCGCCGGTGACATCCACAACTTGAATTTGTGGCGCATGCCAAATCATATCTCTGAATTTAGCACCTTGATCGCCATGCGTAACAATCATGTCCGTCGCGTATGTTTTCGCTGCTGCAAATTCTCTGGCATTAATTTTAACCATGCAACCTTCTAATCTAGCTAGGTCTGTTTTCTTGGTGTCAACAAATATCGGTCCTGCATATTCTCGTCGTATATGCTCTATCAATTCATAACTGACCGTACCTTTGTTGTAGTCGCTGATCACGATTGCATCAAAATAAAGAGTTGGTAGGTCTTGGATTTTCAACGACTCTGAATTAGCATCTTCGTCAATTCTAACAATATGTTGGCCGCTGCGTCTGTCTATTAACCGAGTTTTTCTGCTTGTTCCTCGACTAATGAATTTTACATACATGCCCAATGCTTCTAAATTTAGTTTGACATTGGCTGCCATGCCGGGTCTGCTTTCTTCATCTAGATAACGAAAAACTGGCACTGGTGCTTCTGGACTGATTCTGTCTACTAGACCGTATTGATAGATGTCAACACAGTTGTCTCCGATTAATAATATATTTGGTTTACTCATGATAATTATATATCACTGTATGACAGCATTACTGAAAAAAGCATTTGGAAGCTGGAACTGGAGTCAAACCAGTCTACACGGCTTTGCAGGCCGCTGCATAATCGCTCTGCCATCCAGCCGTCGTTATGGTCGGAGTACAGGGACTTGAACCCTGAAGGGCGGTTTAAAAGACCGCTATGATAACCATTTCATCATACTCCGATGCAACCTGCGAATTGGTCCCCCCGTGAGGAATCGAACCTCATGCCGTCCACCCAACTCTAAGGATCGGTTTAGAAGACCGATGTCGGGCTCGGGGAGATTTGATCAAATTTAACTTCAGCTACTTGCTTACTTTTTCAAGTGCCTCTTTGCGCATCAGAAATCGTCGCGCATTATCAAGCTCATGCACAAAATAATATTCAACACCATCAATATATTTGGTGTCTTTCTTTACATCATCACAGACAACTTTATCACCGTTGAGTCTGTTACGAAATATAATTGACTTGTTCATGTTTCAGTCTCCTAAGTTAGATAATGGTGAAAAACGATGGCTATCAGAGCCATAAACAGTCCACGATAAAATTCAGTCCAGGCCCACTGCCCATCAAGTTCCAAATAAATAGGTGGTAATTTTATCCACAAGAATCGTGCGAATAGCGCACCTAAGACCGGGCCAAAGAAACAAGCCGGAATAAGAACAACAAGTCGTTCGTCAACAAAGTAAAGCGGCGAGACAATCAATGCCCATACTGCACCGATTCTAAACTGATGCAGCCAGCCAAGCAACTGTTTTGAATGAGTCGGATAAATCCAACCAATCACGCCCATGTTCTGTCGTTCGCCCAATGCAAAAAGAATAGATGCAATCACACAAATTAAAAAAGTTTTAATATCATGTGGATTAAGAATACAAGCGGCGAGAACACCACCAGAAACATACCAAATAAACGAACGAAGCGGTGGCTTCCACCACGGTTTAATTTTCCAAAATCTATCACTAGGGAATCCTCCACGAACTCGATCTGCAATGGCACAATAAACACACACTAAAAATGCTAACATGATTAATCTCCTTATAATAAGTGGCAGGAAGTGCGGGAATCGAACCCGCTCACCTTGGGTCAAAGCCAAGTATCTGCTCCAATCGATTTACTTCCACTTGTTGTTTATAGATTTTTTAAAATGTTTTTTTAATTTGGTGTGATTATTACCTGTACCACTCAATCCAGCTTCAATTAGACATTTGTATATACTCATACCTTTATTATGATTTTCAATTATACTTTCTAAATGACCTTTCAAGAAAGGAAAAGAATCTTTATTTTTTTCATAGTGAAGTTTGTTACCGCAACTTATCGAACAGGTGTTTCCTTTTCCAAAGAAAATAGTTTGGCAACTAGGACACGTTTTAGTTTTAGGTGTAGTTTCCCAGTTTATTATTCTTTTTTTAATCCATCCTTCATTTAGGTATTGTTCTAATAAATCTCTATTAACTTTTTTACATTCTTTTGTAGAAAGATTCGCAATCCAAACAGTGCCGAACTGGGAATTACCTGATCCTTGCTGTGATTGTTTCATCACATCAGCTAATCTTTTCCTCAACCACCCATACATTTTATTACTATTGCGCTGCTGAGTCAATGAGTTTATACACATCATTGCAGCGGCTTTTATTAAAGGAGAACAGTTTGGATATATTTTTACCAATAATTGATGTGCTACATAATGCTCTTCTGGAAGAAGATCTACTAAATTTGTAGCCTCATCAGAACCACCAAGACAACGCGGTATTATATGATGTCTTTCTTTATATCCTGTTATCGTTCGTGTTTTAGCACGCGAAATCAACAAATCATAATGTTTTTTATAATTCATGCATTATTTAGCTTTTACTGAGCTAAACAGAATCAAAATGGCGAACCGTATGGGTTTCGATCCCATCTAAACAGTTTGAAAGACTGTTAGCCACGCCAGCCGCTCCACGGTTCTTGCTATTTGGTACCTCGTGACAGAATCAAACTGCCGCAACCACCGTGTAAAGGTGGAGTTCTATCATTAAACTAACGAGGCATGGTTTGGTGGATCCTGAAGGAGTTGAACCTAATCGCCAGCCGCCCTACATGTTTATGGCAACGGTTTTACAGACCGCCGTAGGGAACAGGATCCAATATCTATTTTTCTCAAAAAATTGGCGGAATGACTGGGACTCGAACCCAGAAGACGAATCACTTCGTCCGACGGTTTAGCAAACCGCTCCAATACCATTATGGGACCATTCCAATTTGGTGGACCTGGAGAGAATCGAACTCTCAATTCCGCGATGCAAGCGCGGTGTGTTCCCATTAGCACTACAAGCCCATTATTTCTTAAAAATATTTGACCACGTGAGTAGTTTATTTAATTTTTGATTTTTTGCTGAGATCACAGCATCTTCATTAACTATGCCATTGTCAATTAACAAATCAAGCATGCACAAAAAATCTCCAATTTCTTCTTCCAAATGCGCTCGGTTACTCACACCTTTGTAAACAGTGTCAATACCAAATCGAAAAGACTTGGAGATTGCTTGAATTATTTCAGCACATTCTTCTTGTGTGATCAGAAGAATTTCTTTTGTGGTTTCATCGTTCATGCTAAATTCCTTGCTTGTTAACTATATAAATGGAGCGGATGATGGGAATCGAACCCACGGCTTCAGCTTGGAAGGCTGAGGTATTACCATTATACGACATCCGCGTTACAGCTGGTACGAGTGGTGGGATTCGAACCCACACTTTAGGGATTTTAAGTCCCTTATCTCTACCGATTGGATTACACTCGCATTATGCATCAATGATTTTTAAATATCAACACATATTCCATTTTATCAAAAGCGGATCCTCTAACCCTAGTTCTGCAAAGCACTTGATTCTGAGCAAGCATGGATCACAATGACCACATGGCTGACCTGAGTCTGCAGGATCGTAACAACTGCTGGTGTTGCTGTAATCCATGCCCAGTGCGTTCCCGGTGCGAATAATATCTGTTTTTGTCATGTTCATCAATGGTGTGTGAATCTTTAATCTTTCACCTTCAAATCCAGCTCTGGTAGCCAGATTAGCCATGTTTTCATATGCTGCAATATATTCTGGGCGACAATCTGGGTATCGTGTCATGCCTTCAGGAGCATTGACACCAATAAAAATATCATTTGCATTTAATGTTTCTGCCCATGCCACAGCAAAGCTCAGAAACACAGTGTTGCGAGCCGGCACATATGTCACAGGAATCACACTGACCAAATCAGGCGCCAGTTCATCTTTGGGTACTTCAATGTCACTGGTCAGTGCAGATCTGCCGAATGCTCTTAAATCAATCTTTTGAATCACATGCTGTTCAACATTTGCTTGCTGAGCTAATGCTCGGGCACAATTTAATTCATGAGCATGTCGTTGCCCGTAATCAAAACTCAGTGCGTATACTCGAAAATCCTGTGATGCCAAAGCCAGCATTGTTGCTGAGTCTAGTCCACCACTTAATAAGACTACTGCTGCGTTTTTCATAATTTTCCTTGTATTGGTGGCTCCAACGAGAATCGAACTCGTAACTATCAGATATCAGCCGATTATTATACCATTTAACTACAGAGCAATTGAAAAAATAGATGATCTCCTAGTGCGTGGTTGATCGGAAGCCACCACGAAACTATAGATGTATTCCTACATCATCCGTGTCAGATTCATCTAGGAGATCAAATCAATAAAACATAGTATCCTGGTCATAAGATACTATGTTTTATAGACTTTACAAGATTTAAAAATCATAAACTAGTATCTTGGTGTATTTCATACTGAGTCGTCCAAGATACTAGGCTATGAAAAATTCTTCTGGGTTTTTACCACCATTGCTGGCTTATCATCCCCCAGGCCGCCCACATTTGCGAGTTTTTATAGTGCTTCGCAGGATCGCGTTCCCTATTTGCACTTTCAGACACTATAAACTAAAAACCCCAGGGTGTCTAGTCCTGGGGTTTCGATTCGGTATAATCTGTTGATTATATTCTAATCGAAACCGCCTCCAGGTTCACTAATATATAATGAACCAGGTTGACTCAACCAGGCTAATCCTAGTTCAATTTTTTTAACGATATGTTCATTCATTTGTTTCATGAATTTATTTATCCTGGCATGAATTATACATGTTTTTTTAGGTTTGTCAATCTTTGGTTTTGCCGATTTTCTAGATAAATATCTGATGCGATATCATGAAATTTTACCAGAGACTCTGGATATTCCGACTCTTAACCCTGGCCAAACTAGGCCTGCTTTTTTAAGTGTTCGACCAGAGGACCAAAATAAAGCACTGGATTTAATGAGTCAAATCACAAACCTCAATCAAGAACTAAAAAATCTATCTAGTCTGAAGGATAAATTTTATGCTGAAAAACGTGAATGGCTAGACAATCATAATTTTAAAACGAATTCAGATACTGTAAAACAGTTTAATAAAAAGATTGATTACGTTTTGGTAGCTCATAAGAAAACTGGTGAAAAAATAGATTTACTAAACCAAAACTACACTGAATTAGTACAAGGAGGTGCAGATCTAAGATCTGCTACACTAAGAGCTTACGAGCATCTTAAAAAACACTGCAGCGATTTCTTGAATAAATCCAGTCAGGCACAAAAACTGCTTTATCGCGGCCTGAAAACTTATCCTTATTCATTCAGAGATTTTTCTTTTATCGGTAGATCGTGGGATGAGCGATTCACCAAAGATACTGCATGGGACACACACAGAAAAGTAAGTGCAGCAATGCGAGAAAATGGGTTTACTGCCACACGAGAAAACAGCATTATGTGCACATCTTCATATTGGGCTGCCAAACAATACGGTGAAGTTTATATGATATTTCCTATAAATGGATTCTCTTTTACTTGGAGTAGAACCCACGCTGACATGTTTAGTGATTTATTTGAAAGGTATCCACTCCGTGGCAACTGGAATAGTTTAATAAATGCTTTTGATAATTCATATAACGAGGTTGATGAACAACAAAAACGCAGTATTGAGTCTAATTTTATCAAAAATGAATTGGAATTAGATCGCACTGACTTTCATGCAGCATTGCTGTCAGGGCATGAGATATATATTCACGGTCAATACTATGCGTTGAATATGAGTATATTTCAGGATTTGAATGATCTACTCAGAATTTATAGCTGAGATTGATTGTTTAATACCGTCCTCTAGATAAATATCTGATGCGATATCATGAAATTTTACCTGAAACCTCGGATATTCTGACTCTTAACCCTGGCGAAACTAGGCCTGCTCCAATAGCTGCTCGACCTGAGGACCAAAATAAAGCACTGGATTTAATGAGTCAAATCACAGACCTCAAGCAAGAACTAAAAAATCTAGCCAGACTGAGGGATGAGATGTATTACAAGACTGATAAATGGTTACGTGATAATCAATATCGTTATGAATCAGACACTGTAAAAAATTTTCAAAAAGAAATTGATGATATCTCAGCCAAGCATATAGCAACTTCCGAGAAAATAGATTCACTATCTAAAGACTACACTTTTTTAATAAAAGGCAATGATGATCCTGATGCTGGTGCACTAAGAGCTTACGAGCATCTTAAAGAACATTGCAGCGATTTCTTGAATAAATCCAGTCAGGCACAAAAACTGCTTTATCGCGGCCTTCAGAAGTATCCTAGTTCATTCAGAGGTTTTTCTTTTATTGGTAGATCGTGGGATGAGCGACTTACCAAAGATACTCCCCGTCAGACACACGAAAAATTAAGTGCAGTAATGCGAGAAAATGGGTTTACTGCCACACGAGAAAACAGTATCATGTGCACATCTTCATATCCAACTGCTGAAGAATATGGTGAAGTTTATATGATATTTCCTATAAATGGATTCTCTTTTACTTGGAGTAGAACCTACGCTGACATGTTTACTGATTTATTTGATAAGCTTCCATACTACCCTGCATACAGTGGCCACTGGAGTGCATTAATGAATCATTTTGATGATACCTACGGAGGAACCCAAGGCGATGAACAACAAAAGCGCAGCATTGAGTCTAATTTTATCAAAAATGACTTGAAATTAAATCGCACTGACTTTCATGCAGCATTGCTGTCAGGTCATGAGATATATATTCACGGTCAATACTATGCGTTACACTTACGTGCTTATTGGCAATTAAATCAGCTACTCAAATCAAACTTTGGTGTAGGATATTGATTGTTTACCGTCCTCTGATCAGATCAATTAAAAACCGATAATACTCATAAGAAAATGCGTAATATTTTCCTTTGATGTATATTTCATGCTCAGATTCCAATGCTTGTTCAAGATTTTTATCATCAAATTCTGCGTATTCTATCAATCGTTTTTCAATATTTTCAGTTCCAGGTTGTAGCCTAGAAATAAGCTCTTTAAACGACGCAACAGTTTGGGCTGGCGTCATAGATAAAAGACTAGCCCATAAATCCTTGTACTTATGACTCCACGTATATTTAAATCCGTCAAAAGGCACTATGATGTATGTGTTTTTAGATACACCCGAGGCATAATAATAAGCCATACCTAAATCACTGGTGCACATGATACTGTTTCCTCGAGTCGCAGAAAAGCCGTTTGATTTCAGTGCATGATTTACAAATTTATGTATTTCTGGTACTGTATCTGTTGGATGGCGCTGTGCGTGTGCAGTGCCGATAAAAGCAGAACTTCTGTGAGGGTTTAAAAAATTTGAAGATCCACGATATAAACAACCGCCAAATTTACGAGTAACTGATAAAAATTCACCGCAAGTTTTAGTCAACTCGGTGTATATGCGATTTGTGCAAGCACTGGCTAGTTCTTGGAAATCTTGTTGAAGATATCTTAAACGATTTTCTTTTTCCAAAATTTGTGAGTTAAGTTCTTGAATTTTTGTACCAGGATCTGCAACTTGACTGGCATTTTGTGTAACATAATTTAACGTACTTCGTGCTTTCGATATGTCTTGAGTGATCGTTTGACATTCTTGTTCAATTTGTTTTGCTTGGTTTTGGACACTACGTGGTACACTAGCTATGTCTAAAATAAAAGGTACTTTCGCACCTGGTTTTAGTTGATTTTCAGATAAAAATTCTTGAAGACGCATGCAGTATTTATCTGATAAATAACAGATGCGCTACCACGAACTTGTAACAGAAAATTTTACCAAGATAGAACTACTAGGCCTGTCAGGTGATGCGCTTAGGAAAGCGCAGGCTTTAATCGATCAAATGTCAGCTATAAAACAACAGCAAATTCTGATTGCACAACAGAGACGCGAAGTTAAGTCATCGTTGGAAAAATTAGGAAATCCTCCTTCTGATCCAATAAAAGCCGAAAAACTACGAACAATTCTTGACGATGATGAAATTCGCCAAAAAATGGTTGGGCTCATCAAAGAAATGGAAAAGTTGTATAATGAGCTAAGATTTTTAGTACAAGACAATGTAAATCTGTCACAGGTTATGCGAAAACTACAAGCAAATTGCGGACAGTTTCTCAGAGATGCAAAATATGCAAGTCGTTTGTTGTTTAGAGGTAAAGATGGTTCTCGGAGTTTAAATACACCTAGTTTTGTCGGCGATTCAATACCAGACAGACGACCCAAAGACTTAAACAAAGTAATTCACGATAATCTTAATCGTGTCATGCTAGGCATGGGTTATACTGCTACGCGAGGCAACAGCATCATGTGCACCAGTGATTTAGCAATGGCTAGAGAGTATGGCAGTCCTTACTTGATATTTCCGCTGGATGGGTTTTCTTTTACTTGGAGTACAAGAATAAAAGACTTGTACACAGACTATTTTATGAACAGAACCACCTGGGAAGATAGTATAAAATATTTTGATAGTGAAGAAGATTTTATCAAAAATGAGCTAAAATTAAAGCAAACTGACTTTATTTCTGCATTAAAATCAGGTCACGAAATATACATAAAAGGCAGGTACTATGCCTTGTCTCTTTATTACTATAAAGACCTAGCTCAAGAACTAGACTTTACTTGATTCTGACTCAAGGCTCCATACAAAGTTTTATTTTCTTTTGTCAGTTATCTAGCTAATGTTGCATTAGTTTTGGTCATGTCTGCACAGGTATAAGCCTGATAACTAGCTTTGAGTTTTTCAGGCATTGGTATTTTCACAATAGGCACACGAAAACCTTGTGCTACTTCAAGAAAACTTTTTGTACTGCCTGTGCCAATATTCCAAATACCACTTTCAGGTATATTCAAAAACTTTTTGTGTATATCTATCACAGTGCTGACAGGCACAAAATCTCGGTGATAATTCTCACTGCCCTCAAACACTCTTATTTCGCCTACTCTCTCAGCCTGCAGTCTAAACTGTGTAAACGGACTGGCTTGAGTTCCTTTGTGTTCTTCATTTGAGCCATATACGTTAAAATAACGGAACCCTTGAACAACAATATGTTCAAAACATTTTTTTTGAGCATATCTTTCAAACATATATTTGCTCCAGGCATACGGTGTTCGTGGATCAGGCGCAGCATTTTCATTAAAATCTTGACCGAGACCGTATATACTGGCTGAACTTGAATATTGTAGGTTTACTTTGTGTCCAATACATTCATCTAAAATCCAACAACTGAAATCATAGTTTTGGCGCATGATTTTGTTTACATCATGCTCAGTTGTAGAACTGATGGCACCTATGTGAATTATCCAATCCAGACCTTGAATGTTGGGTACCTTCTCTCCCCATTCATAAGTGCTGACTTCATGTTCTGATAAAGCAGTCAACATGTGACTACCGATAAAACCTTTATAACCTGTGAGAAGTATTTTCATAATTTTAGTGCTATTTGTGCACGGTATTTAACATAAATACCAGATATTATTATAACTTTTTACGGAAACCAGCATGCAAATCAATGAAATAATAAGCCGAGAATTGTCACGAGCAGCATCTAAACAAAAAATTGAGGTCGGTGGGTTCTTAAACAAACACCTACTCGTCAGAACAATAAAACAAGACTGCAGTGATTTTTTGTCTAAAGCCAAAGGCACAGATGGTGTTTTTCGTGGTATTGCAGATTATGCAGGATTTCCTGTGGCATATGAATCTCAATCACGCACCAGAAATGCCAGAGATACGTCGCAAGAAATACAAAAAAAATTCGATGAACTGTTGATTTCCCAGGGCTTTTCTGCTGTTCGAGGCAACAGTATATTTGTGTCCGGCAGTTTGCCGATGGCAATTGGTTACGGAGAACCATATTTTATCATACCTAAAAATGGTTTTACGTTCACTTGGAGTCCTGAGATAAAAGATTTTTACACAGGTGGATTAGCTTTGAATAACAAAAGTTGGGCAGGATTTGTTAGTAAATGGTCTATTTCGCCTGACCACAACGAAACGATTCGCAAAATTGACAAAATTGTCAAACCATTGATCAAAGATGTTAATGCAATATGGTCAGCAACAGTTAATCGAAATTCAGAACCAGTTCTTGGCGTCAATTGGAATCAAGAATTTGGAAAACGATGGGCAATTCACAGTCAATGGCTGGAATCTATTTCACGATTACTCAATGTTATTCAAGAATCTTTAAAGAATCCAGAGCATATTGTGTATGAAGGCAAACAATTAAGTCAAAGACTGCAAAATAGTGTAAATCATTTTGAAGCTATCAAAAACATTTTTGCACCAAGAAAAGACTATCAAGAACTTTTAAATTTATTGTCAAATCAAGTATCATTTGATACGCCGGCTTCTGAAATAAATACCCCTGAACAAGCACAACGTATTATACAAAATTTAGGAATGAAAAATAATATCGATTTACATTCTGCGATATTATCTGAAAATGAGATACTGATAAATGGTTCGTATTACGCATTCGACTATCATACGTATCAAGATTTGCATGATAAATTATTTTCAGTAAAACCAGGGTAATCAGGAAATTGACATATGCCAGCTAAAAAAACCAATGTATTGAAGCCAGGTGATAGATCACCAATTAATATTGATATGCCAAATATCGATCCTGCTTTATTAAGCAAAGCTGCTGAATTAAAAGCTAGAATGGCTGAAATATCCAAAGAATTGAATCGACTTAAAAAAGAAAAAGACAAACAAGTAATACAATCTGAAAAAACTCAGCAAGAAATCAATAAAAAGTCATTTTCTAATTATGCTAAAATAATACAAAAGGACTGTTCAGAGTATTTACAAGCAGTTGCTGCTGCCAAAAAAGTTTTATTCAGAGGTACAGAACCAGGTGATCATCCTTTGTCAGCATATGTGGGTAGAAGTCATAAGAAAAGAAAAACCAAAGATACATCGTCAGCAATACAGACAGGAGTTGATAAAATATTAGCAAGCAAAGGATTTACTGCTCTCAGACACAACAGTATATTCACTTCAAGTCGGTTAGAAATAGCGTCGGGCTATGGAATACCATACATAATATTTCCAAAAAACGGCTTTAGTTTTACGTGGAGTCCTAAGCTTACCGATTTTTATCAAGAAATGGTACAAGACGAAGAAATTTATGATTGGTCAGAATTTGTTAATATACATGGTGCTAGCACTTTAGACTATACAATTTTAAATATGTTTCCACGTATAGGCTATTATCTTGGAATATTTGAAGTTAGTCTTGAAAAGCATCCAAAACTCAAGAGTTTATACCTTTCTATTAAAAATCTCAATGAAAACATCGACGAGATGCTCGAGGAAATCGATTATGATTATCCTAACATCAACGGAGCAGATATAAATCGTTATATTTCTCAGGTGATGGAAATTATTCGAGCATTGGAAACGGAACCTGAAATCCAGGATATTCTAAAAAGTAAACCTAAATTAGCAAAAGATTTTAAAAAAATGAAGAGTGAAATTGGTAAGTTTACAGCTGAATGGCAGAAAAATAAAAATTTAAACAGATCTGACATTATATTTCAGAAACTCGGATACACTAACCAAAATCTTAACGCAGCATTAAAATCAGGCCATGAAGTCATGATCAATGGCGAATATTATGCATTGGAATATGCTGTATACAAAGATATACTAAAATACTTTAAATAAAATCTTGGAACAATAACAAATGCCACCAAAAAAAACCAATGTATTAAAACCAGGTAGTAAATCACCCTTTGTGGTAGATACATCGAACTTGGATCCAGAATTATTAGCTAGGGCAAAAACAATAAAGGCTAAAATAGCTGAAATTGAAGCTCAGATAGCCAGTCTTCGAGCAGAAGAAAAAAAATCAAAAACAGCTTCCCAAAAAGCTGAAAAAAAGATTGGTGCTCCGTCAATGGTTCGCTATGTTGAATTAATACAAAAGGACTGTTCAGAATATATACAAGCAGTTATAGCAACTGGCAAAGTATTATATCGTGGCGGTGGCAATACAAGCATGCCAGCGTATGTTGCTCGCAGTCGTAGCAACCGGTCACCAGATAATACACCGTTATCTATCCAGAAAGGTTTTGACAAGTTATTGTCAAGTCAGGGCTTTACTGCTCTCAGAGGCAACAGTATATTCACTACGAGTAGACAACTACAGGCTGCACGTTACGGAGAACCATACATAATATTTCCAAAAAACGGCTTTAGTTTTACATGGAGTCCAAAAGTACCAGATTTTTATCGTGGGTTGATAGAGGAACATGAAATACCCACATGGTCTGAATTTGTAAGCCATTATAGCCAAGATACTTCTTCGATTTATGTAGATCTAGAGATTCTAAGTGACACTCTTAATTCTATAATCTATGCTCTTCAAGGGATTAGATTTGAATTTCCTATACACCAGAAACAAACTGAAAAAATCGAGGATGAGATTTACAATCTTCAAGAACTGCTAGAGGAAGACTACGAAATCTCACCATATCCAAGTGTAGCGATTAAACAAGCAAATAATTATATTAAACGTTTGACAAAAATTATTCAGGGGATAGAAATTTCTCCTGAAATCAAATCTATTTTTTATAAAGATAAAGATGCTAAAGATTATCTAAACAGTATAAAGAACTATCAGAATACATTACAGAAAATAAGCAAAGAATTAAAAATTCCAGAATTAGCTGACACTGCAGTACTTCGCAATCTTGCATATACTAACCAAAATCTTGAAGCAGCATTAAAATCAGACAACGAAGTCATGATCAATGGTGAGTATTATGCGTTCAAATATGATTTATACTATGACATACTAAAATACCTCCGATAGGATCTTAGAAAAAACCAATGTCTGAAAAGAAATCTAATAAGTAGCTGAGTATGTCAATCATCAAAGCCGGAATAATCCCTTGCATCAAAAAAGACAAACAACTATTCATGTTATTCATGAAACCCAGTGATCCTAAGTTTGGCGGCCCTGATTATCAAATTGCCAAAGGTCACATAGACAAAGATGAATCCCCACTGCAAGCAGCAATTCGTGAAGGGCACGAAGAACTAGGCTTGAAATCTACCAACATAGACCATGTGTGGCCTGTGGGGATTGTGAAAAATACCAAGGTCTATGCATGTGAGGTTTACAGTATGAAAGACTTTGACCAGCCCGATTATGAAACTGGCAGCACACGATGGATGACACCAAATGAGTTTTTGGAAACTGGTCGTCACATGCATCGAGGCATCGTCAGAGCAGCAGCCAGAAAACTAACATTGTTAGAATCGTTTCCTGAACTGCGCACTGTTATTTGGTGATTTGGTGGGCCTCCAGAGAGTTGAACTCTGATCGTACAGATTATGAGTCTGCTGCATTAACCATTATGCTAAAGGCCCGAGATTTGGTGCTCCGTGATGGATTTGAACCACCGACAACCGGAATATAAGTCCGACGTTCTGACCACTGAACTAACGGAGCGTTGTTTAACTGATGTTGTGCATTATACAGCAACACCCGAGAATGTCAACGTCGTTCTCTGCCTAAACCTTTTTCTGTTTTACCTCTTTTAGACACTGCGCCTGGTGGGCGAATATCCACACGCTTTTTAGGCATTACCAGCACAGGTTTATCACTATCTAATTTAGGTGCTTCTGGGTCTACAGCTTGGGGTTTAATAAATTTTTCATTGTTCTTGAGTATTTTGAAGGTTATTTTGCCATTTTCACCCTTGGACCAATAGCTTTTGTCAAAAGTTAATTTCACACCAGTGACTGCATCGCCTGGATAATCTGCACTAAATCCATTGAGTGTGATAGTGCTTTGTGTCGAGCTAGCATCTGTATAAACCTGTAATACAGCACTGTGATTAAGAATATCCGACGCAGCATCACTAAATTTAGTTTTGGTATTCACATAATCACACACTTTGTCAGCCACGATCATCATCAGTGCGTGAACAGGAACTACTGCTGTGTTTTTTCTCTTGGTTAACAAATCCTGGTACCAACCTTCAAGTTTAGCACTAAGCAGATTCTGACCTAATATTTCTTCACCTAAGCCTAATTTCTTGGCTTTTACATTCATAATTTGCTGAGTTTCGTCGCTGTCCATTAAATCAAAGTATTTGGCTAATTCTAGAGGACCAGTGTAGTGTGTGCCTTTATCTAGAATTTCTAAAATTCTGACTTCTTCTGTGTATTTTTTACGTATAGTCTTGCCGTATTTCGTACCATCTATTTCTCGCAAAGATTCTACCAAATTCTTGGCGCTGGCCATTGCACCTAGCCCTTCTTTGGTGCTGATCTTGACTGTTTTACCGTTGGCAGCTGTTAAAACACTGTCACTCAATCCTCCAGTAGCTCCCGGATTGAAGCTGATGGTTGCACTTGCTAAGCTGGTATTTTTACCAATATAAGCATCGATACCTTTGTCTGCTGACCCAGTGATGGTCATGCCTTTGATAAAAGCAATGGGCTGAAGAAGTTCACAGAAATACTGTTTGAATGCTTCTGCATTCATATTTCCACGAGGAATAACAACTGGAAAATCTTTGGCTGCTAAAAACGCACTCATTGCATGCAGTTCATCGCTGTGCTCGCCAAACTTTTTCATGACTTGATCTTGAATATTACCCGGACTTAAATTATCAAATCTTTCTAGAATTTCAGACGGTTTGTAACCTGCGTTTTCTTTTTCACTTGTCTTGCTAGAAAATTTATATTCACCGGGTATAGCAGTATTTGGCCAATTATTTTCGTTTCTATTGGCATGAATATCTTTAAAATATCTTCCTAGGTAAACATCTCTGCCGTCGTCGTCAATGAAACGTGCAATAGCAAATGCTAAATTTTTAGCTTGTGGATTGGTCCAATCAATCGGGAAATTCAAAGATGCTTGAGCTTTTTTCAACGCTGCATCCATCTCTTGTGGGTCTGTGAACTTGCCTGAGTTAGGATAAAACGTCAGACTACCAAAAGTCAGAGTTTTACCTGCAGCATTTTTAAATACTTCGCCTGATTTTCTACGAGCTAATCCCACGCTTTCATCCAATAAAATATTTTCTAAAATGTTTATAAACTGTCTCATAATAGGTATTTATCGGATATTGTTATCGTTGAAATTCCTGTGGTAATTGAAATTATAGTGTCACATCTTCCATGCCAGCTGTTCTCAGACGAACAATATGTCCCAACATCCATTGTTTATTTTCAATCCCTTTCATCACACCAAGCCACTTATTTCGCAGCAAGGCTACCTCATTGATAATGGTCTCAAAATCAATCACTTCATCTTCTCCGTCCACATACTTTTCTGCATCTCGACTGCTTAATGCTCGTTGATACGCTTCAAGATATTTTTGAAAATGCTTGCGTCTGATTTTTTTTAGTTGAATGTTAAGGTATTCAAGCACCGCTTCAATCTCCTGAAGTTGATTAAAGCGGTGTTCGGTGATGCCAGGAAGATTACTTGCTGCTTTTTCTAAATTTCCACGAACTGCTATTTCAGATTTAGCTGTCCGTAACTCTGCTTCGTAGTAGCTAATAAACCCAGGTATTTCTCCTAGGTCTGCAACTATCTTGTTATACCACATCAGTAGTCTTCTTCTTCGTCTTCCTGTTCATCTTCTCCAATATATTCTCTTATTGCTCGTTTAAGCATGCCATCAGTAGCGCCAAATACACTGAGTTCATGATCTTCTAGCATATCTACCATGGTAGATATCAGTGCATCGGCTGCTTCTTGCTGGTCCTTCTTGGGAATATACTGCTTCATAACTGTATACAATTCACTTAAGGTATCTACGTCTATTGTCATTCTTGGGTTTCCTCATTGGTTGTAGCAGTTGATACTTCTGTAACTCGATGCGGGTTAGCAGAATAATCAGCCATCACTGCATCTAGACATCCATCTTCGTTGCGCTCCCACCCTTTGCGGAATAGCTTTATTTCAGTACCATCTGCTAGTGCATATTTAAGCCTGTTGCCTTCTTTTGTCAATAAACTTTTGCCTTCAAACATGTCCACTAATCCAGAATAAGGATTCATACCCTGTTCGTAAGGAATTTTGATCTGCACTGCTTCAAATGGTTTGGCATATCGTGTTTTCATGATCTTGCAGGCAGCACGAATTCCGCGAACTTCAGATACCTTGTTGCCATCTTCATCTTCTTTTAGCTTGAGTTTACGCATTGCTACTACGATAGAGCTGGCATAGATGAATCCTTGACCTCCAGAAATTTTATCATCAGGATCAAACATATCCTGCGATTGGTAGCTGTGGTTAGTTGCAACCAAACCAATGTTTAAACTACCAAACATGTTTACACAATTACGAACAAGTGCAGTAAGTGCCTTGGGCTTGCGTCCCATATCACCTTTTAAGTCACCTGCTTCAAATTGATTTACATCAGTTGGTGTAAGTAACATACCTAAACTGTCTAGGACAAACAGCACCTTAGGTCGTTGATCTTCAGGTAGAGTCTTGTATTCTTTTACAAATTCGCTGATCATCTTGGCAACGTCGTCAATCATAGCCATGTTCAGCTTCAGCAGTTTGTCTTCACTGGTGTCTACGTCTAGCGCACGTAGCCATGATTCATCAAGTGCATTTTCAGTGTCAATCAGAATCACATAAATGCCTTGTTTTTGTGCATTGCGTACCAGGTTACCAGAGCAAATAAAACTTTTACCTGCGCCTGATTCACCTGCGAATACTGTTACTTTTCCCAGTGGGATACCGCGATTAAAATCACCGCTGATCAAATAATTTAGTGCATAATTGTTTGTAGAAATCCAATCTGTGGGATCATTAAACCCCACTGAAATTCCATCAATCGATTTAGTGATTGATTTGCGAAATTTTGATACATCAAAAGGTTTAGGCACGTTGCTCTCCTAATTAAATTTGTTATTTTTTTAAATCTAGCCTGTCAAAAAGGAATGGCCCCGAAGGGCCATTCTCTGTTATTGCTTCTGACGATTACGAATCATTGCAAGAATATCTTCAGCCTTCTGACTAGAAGGTTTCGATGCTTGCACAGGTGCTGTAGGGGTTTCGACTTCTTCATCGCCATCCCACGGTGGAGTTTCTTCTACCACTGGTTTAGCTACTGATACTGTAACAGGTTTAGGAGTTGCTTTAGTCTCCATTTCTAGTTCAGCGTCATCAGACTTAGCACCAGTCTTTAGGCCGTACGGCTTGTAGTACTGTTCCCAGCGTGCAGGATCATATGATTCACCATCAACTGATGCTTCAAACATTTCCTTGATCACCTTGAGTTCTACATCTCCCGGCTTCTTGGGTAGAAAGTCAGCCAAGTCATATAGACCATACGTTTCAAGTGCCGCTGCTTCTGCAGCAGTCAACGCTGATTCCTTGCGAGCCCAGCTGCTAGTGCCATAGTCAGCGTATCCACCTTTGCTAGTCTTCTTGATAATGAAGTCTAACCCGCTCTGGTAATCAGTTGGAAGATTTTCCATTTCTGGATCTAGTAGAGCGTTCTTTACCAGATTGAAAATCTGAGCACTGATCACAAAACGACGAATTGGATTTTCTGGCGTCTTGTCATCGCTCCATGGGTTTTCGCGAACGAGTCCTTGAAACAAATAACTACGCTTTTTCCAATATTTCTTGCCCATGTCTTCTAGGTTCTTATCCTTAAACCAAGGACGAACTTCGGCCAGAATTGGGCAAACGCTGCCATCGTTGTACATTTCTACGCAAGGAACCTGTACTACCACTGGTTT